CCATGAATCTGAATGCTTCCAGCCCGTAACTGGCATTGAGTGCCAACCAGATAGCACGGATGTGTTCCTGTTCGTCTACGTCGAGCTCTATTTCTTTGTTGCTGTTCAGTCGGTGCAAGCGATCATAGTAAGTTCCGATGTTGGATGCCATGCCCACTATCTCTTCGATGTCGTGTATTCTATTGAACTCGTCCTTGGGCACATTGTAGATGTTGCGAATGATATGACTGTAGCTGCGACTGTGAATGTTTGTTTCCATAAACGACCACACCATCACCAGTGCTTCGAGTTCAGGAATGGAACATACAGGACTGAACACTTGCACTGGACCACGACCTTGCAAACTATCTAAAGCAGTCTGTCGCAATAAATTACTTGTAAAGATATGACGAACTGTGTCACTTGCCTCTTTAAAGTCGTTAGCATCTTTGGTTAACGATACTTCTTCAGGTACCCAAAAGAACCCTCTTTGTTCCTGCTCAAACTTACCAAGTTTTTGATATTTAATTTCTTCAAACCGTTGTATTGTGACAGGTCCAGCAGGATCGAGGAACATTTTCCTGCGTGTATAATCTGTTTTTGTTGATAAATCATATTGCGCTCGTGACATATTTTTCCTTACAGTTGTCAAAGTGCCAACGACTCATTGATAAGAATCCGCCTTCTTTTTTACAATGCGGACATACTTTATTAGCTCGCGGCTTTAATTTCATTGATGCTTTAGTTTTGTTTTTTGATTCTTCTTTGTGTTTAGCAGGTCCATTACCGCCATTAGCCCGTTGTGCTTTACTTATTATTAGATTAGTGTAAATCTGTTGATAGTTCATAGTTTACAGGCCACACAATCCTCCTCAGATTCGTCAAAATCAATCACTTCCAATTCAGTTGCTTCCTCGTCATCTTGGCCTTTACTACCTTGTTTGTTTATTAGTGAGTAGTATAGAGTTTTGAGGCCAAACTTATGGGCCAACATCAAGTTCTTGGCAATCAATGTAGTAGGAACTTTTCTATCTGGATAGTGTGCAGGATTATAGAAAGTATTTGAACTCAGGCTTTGATCCGTGTATGCCGCAATAACAGCTGCGGTTTTAAGATATTCAATACAGTCCTTCTGATCCCACATAAGTTGATATTTTGATTTTAACTTGTTGTATTCAGGAGCCACCTGGATGAGCGATCCTGCTTTTGATTCTTTAACGGTAATAAGGCTCATGGGCATTTCAATGCCGTTGGTTGAGTTGATTACTACACTGCTTGATTCTACAGGTGCCACAGCCATAACAGTGGCATTACGAACACCATATTGTTTCATTTGTTCACGTAATGCTTCCCAGTCAAGTTCTGGCGTAAAGTTAGTAAGTTCGTTTACTCCGGCGGCTCTTAATTCCCACGGGAATATTCCTTGTCCGTATCGTGTTTTAGCAGAATGTAAACAAGCTCCTCGCTCCTTAGCAAGTTCCACAGTAGCTTCTGTTAAGTAATACGCTTGGTGTTCGGTCCAAGTTTTAACTTCGGCTAATGCTTCCGGGGTTCCGTATTTTAATCCACGTTTAGCGTGCCAATAGGCCAAGTTAGTAATACCAATGCCAATAGGGCGAATCTCGTCGTTGCTTAACTTACTCTGAATAGATAAGAAGTCTTGATAGTCAAGTATGTTATTCAGTGAACGCAACAAAATTCTATTTGCTCTACGCATATCTTCTGGATTACGAAATGCTCCCCAGTTTAGCGACCCAAGAGTGCATAAACTAATTCTGCCTTCGTCATCGTCTAAGCGTTTGAAGCTCTTGGTAGGCAACAGGATCTCCATACACAAGTTACTCTGATAAATGGTATGGAATTCAGGATCAAACGGTCCTTGACGTTGCACGTTGTCGATGAACACCAGATAGATTCGACCGGTGTCAGTTCTTTCCTTGAGTATGCCACCCTTGAACACATCCTCGGCTGCCATGGTCTTGGTACGTAGATCCTGCCGCTTCTCATAACGCACATACAGTTCTTCAAATCGTGCAGTGTCTTTGTAGAAAGCTTCATACAGGTCGGGCACTTGATTGGGATCAAAAAATGTAATATTCTCTCGGTTCTTGAATCTACGCCAGAAAAATGCGCTGAGTACCACACCATAGTCCATGTGTCTCACACGAGTCTCTTCGGTACCTTGGTTGTTTTTGAGCACGATAAGATCGTCAAACTGTAGATGCCAGATGGGATAAAACACCGTGGCACTGGCATTGCGAATACCACCTTGACTACAACTGCGTAGATCACCAAACCATTTTTTCAGGAACGGTATCATGCCTGTGTGCATGATTTCGCCACCACGAATAGGACTGCCCAGCGGTCTTAGACGTCCCACTTCTAGACCAATGCCAGCACGCTTGCTGGCATATTTGGCCATCATCTCGCCCGATGCAAAAATACTATCCAGATCATCATCTGCACGTATAAGCACACATGAACTAAACTGTTTAGTAGGAGTTCCAAGCCCTGCAAGCACAGGAGTGGCAAGAGTGAACAGTCCGTCACTGGCACAGTTGTAGTACTCCTTGATGTAGCGCAGGCGTGCGTTGTTGGGTTCTTCGGCATGAAACACAGTAGCGGCCGCGACCATGTATCTAACTTGTGGAGTTTCATAAATTTCCTTTGTTGCTCTGTTACGCACTAGATATTTTTCAATCATTTGCTCGATAGCAGCATATCCGTACAGTTCGTCCTTGTCGTGGTCGATCATGTCGTTCATTCGGTTCCAATCGTCCTCGCTGTACCATGACAGCAGTTCGGACGAATACAGGCCTACAGCAACATTGCGTTTGACGATTTCGTAAAGATGCGGAGGATCATAGCTGCCATATACATCTTTCCTCAGCATGCTGAGTCGTTGTTTGCCAGCCACATACTGATAGTTCACATTGCCTATGTCCGGATTGCTTTCTACGTCGATCAGATCCACGATGCTTCTTAGCGTGATTCCATCTATTTCCGTGGTGGTGATTCCATCATAAAAATGCAACTGGCTTTTGATTTCAATCATGCTTTGGCTGACGTCGGCGATGCCTTGGCATACCTTGGCTATCTGTGCCTGCCATTTGACTAGATCCAATGGTTCGCGACGGCCACTGCGTTTTACTACGGTGATTTGGTTCATTGTTGTTCTATTCGTATTTTTGTGCGATCTCGGATAATTTGAGACTTCGTTGTATCTGTATATCGGAGGAAGTATTTACTACTGTGTCCGGGCTCCAATTAAGTATATATTTTGATTGACCGACCGAGACTAAATTATGTCCATTTTGTGACATGATCAATTCGGCATCGGCAAGGTCCTGACGTTCCAACATGCTTATAGTATACATGATTCCAAGACTTCTTGCAAGATCACAATACACATCATCGCTCAAAAGAGCCCACGGATCAGGCCAAGTCTCTACATCGTCCCAGTGTAGATAATACGGTTGCCACGGAGTACCAAACCACCAAGCATTGATTTGTTCTAGTGCAGTCCGAGCATCCAGATCTTGGCATGTCATGCGGAGATTCTTCCACCCGGCCAAACGCTCAGGAAAGCTGGTGGACCACATCAGGCCAGGTAGTAGATAGAATAGTTGAGTATCGCGTTGTTGCCGGTACTGGTGGTAGTGTAGCTTACTGTTATGGTGGTGAGATTCTGTGTGATAGCAAGCGTGACTCCGGTACTGGTGTTCTCAGTGCCCGAATCCACAGTTGCCAGCGTGGCCGATCCGGCTGCGGCCGCTCGCCAAGTCCCCACGCGATAGGCTCCTGATCTAGCAATCGAATAATCGAAACTGAAAGTGGGTGTACGCACTGTGTCTATCGTGAACAACGTGGTTGCGGACCCAGTGTTGTCCAACAGGGTCACAGTTTGACCGTTGATCCTGGTGTAACTGCCTTGCGTGAACTGACTCTGTGTGGAAGAAAACAAAGCACCTATGTTGCTGTATTCGGTCAAGATCTCGGTATTACCAATGACCGGAGCACCGTCTTGCAAGGTACCGTTTCCGATAAACAGCTGACGTGTGTCCGTGCTCCATCCAAACTCGGCACCAGCCAGTTGCGGCAATTCTG